GCCCTTTTGTCAACAATTATTATGGTAAACATGCATGAGTACAAAACATTATATCAATAATGCCGATTTTTTAAAAGCATTGATTGAATACAAACAACGAAAAGAAACTAATCCAAAAGAACCAATTCCAAATTATATTGGTGAATGTTGGATGAAAATTGCTGAAGGCTTATCACATAAACCAAACTTCATAAACTATCCACATAGAGAAGATATGATTGGTGATGGTATCGAAAACTGCCTTATGTATTTTGAAAACTTTGATCCAACTAAATCTAATAATCCGTTCGCATACTTTACACAGATCATCTACTATGCATTCCTAAGACGAATCCAAAAAGAAAAGAAACAATTGTACGTCAAGTATAAAGCGACTGAACAAATGGGTATCCTTGATGAACATGAGTTTTTGGATATAGAAGGTGGTGGATCAAGACAGTTTGAACTGTACGATAACATTGCAGATTTTATCCAAACTTATGAAGTTGGTCAAAAGAAAAAGAAAGACGACAAGAAAGTACTTAAGAAACCTAAAGGTATTGAGAAGTTTTTAGAGGAATAATTATGCAGATATATGGTGAAGTTTTACCCGGTTTAAAAGTTATTAATCATACTAAACACAAAGATGACAGAGGTAGTTTCTGTGAACTTTGGAAGATTACTGAAGATTCTATGCGAGGACCAAAACTTGATGGCTGGCCATTTCGCCAATTAAACATAGCAACTTCATCTAAAAATGTTCTACGTGGTATGCATAGGCAAAATCAATTTAAATGTGTAATGCCAGTTTATGGTAGAATATTTGATGTAGCACTACAACCAGAAACTGGAAAATGGTTTGGTATAGAATTAGATGATACATGTGCATTACTAATACCACCTCAATACGCTCATGGTTATTTGGTCTTATCTGACTTAGCAATAGTACAATACGTTGTTGACAGACCATACAATAAGTCTGAGGAAGAAAACTTTAATTGGAATAACTACGGAATCGAATGGCCTATCGAAGGTGAACCGGTATTGTCGGCTAAGGACAAATTATGAAAATTGGATTCAATTGCAGTACGTTTGATTTTTTCCATGCTGGTCATGTAACGATGTTGAAGATTGAAAAACAACATTGTGATTATCTGATATGTGCATTACAAGTTGATCCTACAATTGATAGGCCAGATACAAAGAACAAACCAGTACAAAGTATATACGAACGCTATGTACAGCTCCAGGCGTGCAGGTACATCGATGAGATTCTTTTATATTCTACAGAACAAGATTTGGAGAATCTGTTAATGACACAGACAATCCACATTCGTTTCCTTGGTGATGAATATAAAACCAAACCTTTTACTGGTAAACAATGGTGCCTAGATAATGGTATAGAATTATTTTACCACGAACGACAACATCCATTCAGCAGTTCCTCATTAAGAGAAAGAACATATCTTTCAGAATTGGAAAGAATGAAGAAAAAAGATTGACATAATGGCTCTTTTAGATTATACTCCAGAAAACCTTGAAAGGGTTTCGAGTCTCATCGTAGAAAATTTAACATACGACTTACTGCCAAAAAAATGGGTAACAAGAAACATGTCCAATAGAATGTTTGGACATTGCCATAATTCAGCAGGTTGTTTGTATAAAATTTTTGGCCATGAAGCGATGCACATGTATCGTGGATTAGATGATGAAGGCATTTGGCACTGGTGGTGTATAGACAAAGATAATGTGTTGATTGATTTGACCGCTTCTCAATACACAAATTTTAATAGGACTCCTCCATATGCAGAAGGTGAAAAATCTGGTATGTTGGGCTTCGAGTACCGCAAACGAGTTTTGCGTTTATGTGATAGGGTAATGAATGACATCGAAAGTAGCAATAATTACGGACCAGCATTTTGGCGCACGTAACGATTCTATCCATTTTTTAGATTTTTATGAAAAGTTTTATAAAGATACTTTTTTTCCTACTATTGATTCTAATGGGATACGCACTGTACTCATTCTCGGAGATACTTTTGATCGTAGAAAATACGTCAACTTCTACTCCTTAAAAAGAACGAAAGAAATGTTTTTTGATCCTCTTTTCGAAAGAGGAATCGAAGTACATATGCTGGCTGGTAACCATGACACTTACTACAAGAATACCAACGATGTTAATTCAGTTGATTTGTTGTTGCGTGAATATGGCAATATAAATGTTATTGACCAACCAGAAACAATATATGTTGGACCTACTCAAATTTGCATGATGCCTTGGATATGTCCAGAAAATTATGAAGAATCTATGCAAATGCTTAAAGAAACAGAAGCAAGTATTTGTATGGGACATTTTGAAATTGCCGGCTTTGCCATGCACCGTGGTATGCCATCTGAAGAAGGATTAAATCGTGAACTATTCAACCGTTTTGATTGCACTTTTAGCGGTCACTATCACCATCGCTCTAGCAATGGGGGCATTTTCTATCTTGGTAACCCTTACGAACTTACGTGGCAGGACTATTCTGATGTCCGTGGCTTCCATCTCTTTGATGTGGATTCCCGTCAGTTGGATTTTATTCCAAATCCTAACGTCATTTTTCATCGGATAGTTTATGATGACAAACAGGCATCAATTAAAGAATACCTTGACAAAGATTTGTCTAGTTACACAAACACATATGTTAAGGTTGTAGTAGTCAACAAAATTAATCCTTATTTGTTTGACCAGTTTATGAATAAGTTATATGCCGTTAATCCAATCGATATTACCATTGTTGAAGATGCAATTGACTTGACAGATGGTGTAGAAGATGATAAGATAGATGAAGCAGAAGATACCATCACTATTATCAACAAGTATGTGGATGCATTACAAAATGATGGTATTGATAACAACAAACTCAAAACTATGATGCGTGAACTATATGTGGAAGCATTGAATCAAGAACAGGCATGATTAATTTTCAAACTATACGATGGAAGAACTTATTGTCCACAGGCAATACGTTTACTGAGATTAGATTAGACAAATCGCCCAATACTTTGATTATTGGAAACAACGGCGCCGGCAAGAGTACAATTCTTGATGCGCTGTGCTTTGCTTTGTTTGGTAAACCTTTTCGTAAAATTAACAAACCAAATCTTGTAAACTCGATTAACAATGGTGATACTGTAGTTGAAGTTGAGTTTATTATTGGTAAAAAACAATACAAGGTTGTTCGTGGTATCAAACCAAACATCCTAGAAATTTATCTGAATGGTGTTTTGTTGAATCAAGACGCCAAATCAAAAGATTACCAAGAATACTTAGAGAAAACTATCTTAAAATTTAACTTTAAGTCTTTTACTCAAATTGTTATCCTTGGTTCAGCATCATTTGTTCCTTTCATGCAACTGTCAGCGGCTGATCGTAGAACATTGATTGAAGAATTACTTGACATTCAAATCTTTACATCCATGAATGGTCTAATCAAAGACCGTATGGCCGCAATTAAAGATTCTTCTACACAAAACAAGTATGATATGCAATTGGTATCCGAAAAGATTCAAATGCAGAAACAAAACTTAGAAGAACATAAACAAGATAATCAACTTGCAATCGAACGTAAAACGGAAGAAATTAAGACTAACAAAGACCATGTTCAGAGACTAAACAAAGAAATTGGTTTGATCCAAAAACACATTGATGTTCTTCAAAAGAAGATTGATGATAAGTCTACAGTTGAAAGTAAGAGTAAGAAGTTAGTTCAGTTGGAAGCAAAAGTAGAATCTACAATCACAAAGATTGAAAAAGATATTGCATTTTACCATAACAACGATAACTGTCCAACTTGCAAGCAACATATTGCAGATGAGTTTAAAAAAGAACAAATCGAAGAAAATATTGCAAAAGTATCAACTAAAAAATCTGGTTTAAAAGATTTAAACGATGAATATACGAAGCTACAAGATAGATTAACACAAATCTTGGCAGTAGCCAAACATATCACTGACCATAATAATGAAATTGTAAAACACAATTCAACAATAACAGCTATCAATAGTTACATTACGAAACTCAATAATGAAATTAAAGAGTTGAGTGACCATAGAGAGAATCTATCAGAAGAAAATGAAAAGCTGAAATCATTGAAGAAAGAACTGGCCGCTTTGATTGCAACACAAGAACAGTTGTCAATTGAAAAACATTACCATGAGTATGCGGCATCTTTACTGAAAGATAACGGAATCAAAACTAAGATTATCAAACAATATCTACCGATTATCAATAAACTTGTCAACAAGTATTTGAAAGCGATGGACTTCTTTGTTAACTTTAATTTGAATGAAAACTTTGAAGAAACCATCAAATCAAGGCATCGTGATGAGTTTTCTTATTCAAACTTTTCAGAAGGTGAAAAGATGCGTATCGATTTGGCACTATTATTTACATGGCGCCAAATTGCTAAGATGAAAAATTCAACAAACACAAATCTATTAATATTAGATGAGGTGTTTGATTCGAGCCTAGATAGTGTAGGTACTGATGAGTTTTTAAAACTGATACATGAGATGGGAACAGAAACGAACATCTTTGTTATTAGCCACAAGGGTGACCAACTCTTTGACAAGTTTAGGTCAATAATTCGTTTTGAGAAAAAGAATAACTTTTCACAGGTGATAAAATGAGTGATGTTTTTAAAATTAATACAGAACAGGTTGCTTCTGAAACAATACAACAACCAACAATTGAAACATTCGATTTGGTTGCAGAAGATGATCCAATTTTGCGTGAAGTGATGCCAGAATTTGACTTTGTAAATACTTCAGTTGATCCTGGAAAATTTGCATCGTCCCTGGTTGAAACATGCAAGAAAAACCAAGGAATTGGATTATCTGCTAATCAGTGTGGATTCCGCCATCGTGTATTTGTCATGGGTGCAGGTGATGATTATGTTGCACATTTTAATCCAAAACTTCTGATAACAGAAGGTGAAAAGCATATGATTGAGGGTTGTTTGTCTTTTCCTTTATTAGGACTAAGAATTACACGTCCAGAAATTATTACCGTGGAATACCAAGATTTTAGTGGACAATATCGGACAGCAAAGTATGCCGGTATTTCTGCACGTTGTTTTCTCCATGAGCTTGACCATATGAACGGAATAGTGTATACTGACCGTGTGAAGCCGATGGCTTTGAAATCTGGATTAGACAAACGCAATAAGATTATCAAAAAAATGGCACATTACCAATCTCTACTGATGAAGCAAGCTAAGAAACAAAATGGCAAAAACGTCTCCCGAACTCGTTGAAAAACAATGGTTAGAATGGAAAGAAAACAATACTTCCATTGCACATATAGATGAAACCACACTCAAAGACAATTTGATTGGTGACCTAACATATGCCTCACAAATGGATGTAAAAGAGTACACACTATATCAAAAATGGTGTGAAGTTAAAGAACGTTATCCTGTAGAAGAAGTTTCAACACTTTGGGGTCCAGAACTTCAGATGGTCAATAAAGGCCAAGAAGAAATCATCAAAGAAGTTAAGAAAAACTTTTGGATGCCTACTGGTCCTGATGACTATGAGAAGTTGCAACCTATGTTGGAACTCTCTAACGGTGATCTAGCTGAAACTTGGAATGCTGTACGCACATTCTCATCTACAATGAAGAATAACTCCAATATTGGCCGTAACTTATTCTATACAGTTAAAGACCGTGTCACAGGCAAGTATCTTGGTGTTATTTGTATTTCATCTGACTTCCTCGACTTGACTCCACGTGATACCGCAATTGGTTGGTCACGAGATGTTAAGACACAACAAGGTATGATTAACCATACAGCAATTGGTTCAACTATTGTACCATTGCAACCACTTGGTTATAGTTACATGGGTGGTAAATTGTTGGCTCTTTTGTGTTTAGCCGACACAGTACAAAAAGATTGGAAAGAACGTTATGGAGACACTCTTGTTGGCGTTACTACAACGTCACTATACGGAAAAACCAAAGCCGGTGGGCTTTCTCAATATGATGGTTTGGAACATTGGCAAAAAATGGGATTCTCTAGTGGGTCTGTTGCGTTTGAGCCTAAACGTTCTACTGCTAATATGGTTTACTCATGGATTAAAGAGAACCACACACGCAAATACTTTGAATGGTGGGAAGCAAAGAACACACAAGGATTACCATTGAAGCGTGACCACAAGAATCGTTCATTAAACTTTGCTTATGGCAAACTAAAGATTCCAAAAGAGTTGATTCGTACAGAACACCAACGTGGTATTTACTTTTCTCCACTCTACAATAATACTAATGAATTCTTGCGTAAAGAAATAGGTGATGCTGATTTGGTAAAAAGTTTTGATACTTCAGAAGAAACCTTATCTAACATTTGGAAGACGAAATATGCCAAAGGTCGTATTCGTCAACTACAAAAGCAAAACAAAGTCTCATATGAAAACTTATTCTATGACGACTTAATCTATTTGACTTGGGAAGAAACCAAGGCAAAATATCTGCCACAAGTTGGTAGATAAAATTCAAGTATACCACAAAAATACTTGACAAATGACATACATAATAGTATGATCGTGATTCTCGCACCAAGCGAGGTTTTTTAAATTATTAGGAGTTATATTATGACAACTTTGTCCTCAAAACAACGCATTTTGAATGCACTCAAGCAAACTAGCGGTTACAACACTTTCACCGTAAAGTCTGCACAAAACCGTTTCGGCATCAAGAATGTTGCCGCACGTATTGATGAATTGCGCCAAGAAGGCCATTGCATCTACACTAACAGCCGTCAAGTTAACGGCAAGAAAGTTAGTTTCTATCGCCTAGGTTCACCAACTAAGGCTATGATGAAAGCCGCACTTCGTGCAGGTCATTCACTCACTGCTTAATTTTTAGCAAACCGTATCTCATACTATACAAAACCACTAGGATGTATAGTATGAGAAACAATTTTAGGAGTCCAAATGGAAATTTCAATTAAAACAGAAGAACTACGCAAGTATAGTATTTTTGTTGCTACCCCAATGTACGGCGGTATGAACCACGGTCTATACATGAAAGCATGTTTGGATTTACAAGGCTTGTGTATGCAGTACGGCATCCAAGTTAAATTCTCATTCTTGTTTAATGAGTCACTAATTACTCGTGCAAGAAACTATCTCGTGGATGAGTTCTTGCATCGTTCAGAATGTACACATTTGTTGTTCATTTATTCTGATATTAATTTCAATCCACAAGACGTTATTGCCATGTTGGCTCTCGATAAAGAAGTTATCGGTGGCCCATATCCAAAGAAAGCCATTAAGTGGCGTGCAGTCAAGAAAGCACTTGAAAAGAATCCAACTCTTGAACCTCAGTTGTTGGAAAAAGTTGCTGGTGATTTTGTGTTCAATCCAGTTAAAGGTACCGCACAATTCTCTGTAACTGAACCGCTTGAAGTTCTTGAAATTGGTACAGGCTTTATGATGGTTAAACGTGAAGTTTTCCCTAAGTTTGAAGCCGCATATCCACAGTTGAAGTACAAACCAGACCATGTTGGCCAAGCTAACTTTGATGGTACTCGTTACATTCATGCGTACTTTGATACAACAATTGATCCAGACTCTGAGCGTTATCTGTCTGAAGATTATATGTTCTGTCAATGGTGGCGTAACATTGGTGGTCAGATTTTCCTCTGCCCATGGATGCGTACAGCACACATTGGAACATATCACTTCCAAGGCGATATGCCAGCAGTTGCGAATTACGTTGGAGAAATGTAATGCCTAAAGTTGAAGACACTACTGATGATTTGGTAGCATCTTCACAGACCGCCACAACAGGCGGCCGCAAATTTGATGGTGGTAAGCTGGAATACGGCTTACTGCCTCCTTTTGCTTTGGAAGAAACTGTCAGAGTATTAACATTTGGTGCACAAAAATACGAACGTGATAACTGGCAAAGAGTTCCAGATTCAAAGCGTAGATATTTTGATGCCTTACAAAGACACCTTTGGGCTTGGAAAAAAGGTGAACAAAACGATAACGAAACTGGTATAAATCACTTGGCACACGCCATGTGTTGCTTGATGTTTCTTTATGAACATGATATAATCTATTCTAAAGAAACTTTACATAATGGAGAAAATAATGAAACTGTCTAATGAAACACTATCCGTTCTTAAGAATTTTGCAGGCATCAATCAAAGCCTCGAATTCAAAAAGGGCAACAAACTAACAACTATTTCCTCAGGTAAGTCTGTTCTTGCACAGGCTTCACTCAAAGAAGAAATCCCACAAAACTTTTGTGTGTATGACTTGAATCAATTCTTGTCCGTACATTCTATGTTCAAAGGTGATGTTGAATTGGAATTCGATACATCTAATGTCATCTTCAAAGGTGGCCGTAGTAAACTAAAGTATCGCATGGCTTCTAAAGACATGATCGTTACACCTCCAGAGAAAGAAATCAAACTTGGTGAAGTTGATTGTAGTTTCACTATGTCTGATTTGGACTATGCTGAAATCACTAAGGCTACATCCGTGTTGTCTTCTCCTAACATGACAGTCAAGTCTGATGGTGAGAATATTGAGTTGGTTGCTTCTGATGCCAAGGACGATTCACAACACACAAACTCTATCGTTGTCGGAACTGGCAATGGTAAATCTTATAGTATTGTTTTCAAGACCGATAATATCAAGATGATTCCAGGAAGTTATGACGTACAAATCTCTTTTAAGGGCTTTGCACATTTTAAAAACACAAAAGAAGACATCCAGTATTGGGTGGCATTCGAAGCTAAAGAAAGTTCATTCTAATGTTAATTCCATTTTTAGATGCTGAAACAGACAAAACAATTTTTATTAATCCAACTCAAGTTGCTGTAATCTTTGAAGGTAAAAATCCTGAAGGTATTCAACTTACTATGATTAATCTTTTGAATGGTAATGTTGCAACACAAGAAGATATTTTATCTGTTGTTGGTAAAATTCAAGGAGAGTTGAAATGACTCAAGTGACCACATTGTATGGCACTTTTGATGAAAAGCAATTAAAATCTCTCAAAGGTTATATTGAAGAAATTGGTGTTTGCATGTCTCGCAACAAAGCAACCGCCGAATCAATGGCTGATGTTATTAATCTTGCATATGATGAATTGAAGATTCCTAAAAAAATCATCAAACGTATGGCTAAAGTTCAATATAATCAATCATTACAATCAGAAGTGGCTGAGTTTAAAGAATTTGAAGCTCTTTTTGAGAGCATTCAGGATGTGAAATGAATCCAGTCGGCCGTAGAAATTTTGCAAAAAGTCTAGGGCTGGTTGGTCTACTCGCAGTTGGCGTTGAAGGTTATAAACAAACCAAAGAAAGAATTGTTTATAAACAAGATGAATTACCAACTGCGGAGTTAGAAAAACAACTTGAAGAAAAACCGGTGTTGCAACTTAACGCAATATATGGTGAAAAATTGCCACCACAACAGAATAGTTATGGAAACTATTTCTTTACTGGTTTGGGACCAAATTATAAACCAGGAACAGAAAAACATGTTAGTGTGAATATGGTTCCAGGTCCTGATGGCAAACTTTACGTCAAAGAGAATGACATTTGGCGAAAGATATGATACAATGAATTTTTATATTATGGAGTTTTTGAATGTCAGATCACATGTTGTGGGTGGAGAAGTATCGCCCTAAAAAGATTGAAGATTGTATTCTTCCAGATTCACTGAAAGCCACGTTTCAGGAATATGTCAATAGAAAAGAGATTCCCAATCTCTTGTTGTCCGGTACTGCCGGTGTTGGTAAAACTACTGTTGCAAAGGCTCTCTGTGAAGAAGTCGGTTGTGACTATATCGTAATCAATGGCTCCGATGAGGGCCGTATGATTGAAACTCTCCGTGTCAAAATTAAGAACTATGCATCGTCAGTATCCTTGATGGGTGGCCGCAAAGTTATTATCATTGACGAAGCAGACTATATGAATGCTGAATCTATTCAACCTGCATTGCGCGGAGCAATTGAGGAGTTCTCTAGCAACTGCTCTTTCATCTTTACTTGTAACTACAAGAATCGTATCATTGAACCGATCCATTCTCGTTGTACAGTTATTGACTTCAAACTCAATGGCTCTAAAGCAAAGATGGCCTCGGCTTTTTTCAAACGTGTTGAGAGTATTCTAACACAAGAAAAAGTTACATACGACAAAGAAGTTGTTGCGGCAATTATCACTAAACACTTTCCAGACAATCGCCGTATTCTGAATGAACTACAACGTTATTCAGTTTCTGGTACTATTGACCGTGGCATTTTGACCACAGTATCTGAAGTTCAGTTAAATGACCTCATCAAGTCACTCAAAGACAAAGACTTTGCTGGTGCTCGTAAGTGGGTCACTAACAATTTAGATAATGATCCTGCTCGTTTGTATCGCAAGATTTATGATGGCTTGTACGAACAGTTGAAACCAAATTCTGTTCCGCAGTTAGTTTTACATTTGGCTAAGTATCAATATCAGGCGGCCTTTGTCCCTGACCATGAAATTAACATGATTGCATGTCTGACTGAAATTATGGTTGATTGTGAGTTCAAGTAATGCCTGATCTATTCAAAGAAATTGTTCCGTCAATTCTTCAGACAAAGAAGAATGTATTTAATGATGAACGTGATTACAAAGATTACAAGCCCTATATGGTCAACAGAGCCTTGTCTTTCCACATGGATTGTGTACTTTACGCCAATGAAATGAACTTGTATCCAGGACTAGATTCCGATATGCAATACCAGTATTTTCTAAATACTATCAGACCTATGAAACGGAAGTTTCAGCCTTGGCAAAGACAAGAGGTCTTAAAGGATTTGGAATGTGTTAAGCAGTATTTTGGTTATTCTGATGAAAAGGCCAAGGACGCTTTACGTATTCTTACTGATGATAATCTAGCTGAAATAAAAGCAAGAACAAATATAGGCGGAATAAGTAATGATAGGAATACAAGACCTAGTTGAGGTGACCTTAACTGAAGCAGATGATTTTTTAAAAGTACGTGAGACTTTGACTAGGATTGGCGTAGCATCTAAAAAAGATAAAACTCTTTTTCAATCATGCCATATTCTACATAAACAAGGTAAATATTACATTGTCCATTTCAAAGAGTTGTTTGCACTAGATGGCAAACCAACAGACTTGACAGAAAATGATTTATCTCGCAGAAATGCAATTGCTAAACTGTTGCAGGACTGGGGTTTAATTAAGGTTGTGGTTTCGACACAAATTGATACACCTGCACCAATTTTCATTTCACAGATTAAAATTCTGTCTCATAAAGAGAAGAATGAGTGGCAATTAGTACCGAAATATAATATCGGAGCTAAGAAAAAAGTATAAATAAAAAACAGGCCCACCTTAGGGCTGTTTGATGCTACGGTAAAAGGCGTCCGGGCTATTGCACTGTCACCCGTTAGTTGACCCTGTATTAAGTAAGCAGGACTACGATACGCCTTCGGGGTATCAATTTTATAACTCGCTTAATTAAGGAGCAAATATGACTTATCTAAAAGATACGTTCGGTAAAGACCTTTTCGGTCAATTTATTGGTTTTGAAGACACAGTAAAACTGTTGCAAAGAGCCACACAACAAGCCACAAAAGCAGTCGGCTATCCTCCATACAACATCAAACAAGTCAAAGATAACAAGTATGTTATTGAAATGGCTGTTGCTGGCTTTGCTAAGTCAGACATTGAAGTTACAATGGAAGGCAACAAGTTGACTATCAAAGGTGTAAGCAAGGATAGTGAAGACGAAACCTTCTTGTACCAAGGTATTGCAAACCGTGCATTCGAGCGCACATTCACACTTAATGATAAAGTTGAAATCAAAGACGCTGAAATGGTTAACGGTATGCTTAAAGTTTGGCTTGAAAACATCATTAAGACACAAGATGCCATTAAGAAAATCGCCATCAAAGGTGATTCGGATGAGTAACTGGTGGCCAGTTTCTGATGAAGAATGGGAACGATTGAATTTTCCAGAAAAGTTCAAAAAGTAACCAAAAGGGGCCTTGACAGGTCCCTTTTTTTATGTTAGGATTCTTTCATTATGAAAAAATCTATCAACAAACCTACCAAAATGCGGAGCCGTATAAACCCTACGGAATTCTATTGGACTTATTCACATTGGGATACCAATTTTGTGGATGGTGTTGAGTTCCTGCCTGTTACTCGGTTCGAACCGTCTGAACACCGCACAATGCAATTATATTATGTTCGTAAAGACTCTTTGGAGAAAGTGAAAAATGGCTGATACAAAATTATACCTTATTGAAACTATTTCAATGTTTCGTATGCGATATGTCGTTGAAGCACGTTCAGAAGAACATGCAATGGATGAAGTGACGATGCATGCCGCTGGTGGTGAATGTGAATTAAAAGAATTCTCACAACATCATATTGATGAAGTGATTTCCTCTGGTCGTAAATTGTCTGAAAAAGAATATATGAAATTGTTTGATAAAGACAACGATTATTTAAAATCTTGGTCAGACGAAAAGAAACTAGAATTCATCAACAAAATTGATTATACCAAATAAATAAAACTTCTGGCGGTAGTTCAATGGATAGAACAGTAGCCTTCTAAGCTATCAATCCAGGTTCGATTCCTGGTCGCCGGACCAAAATTGCGCCAATAGCTTAATGGTAAAGCATTCGACTCATAATCGATGGAGTGTAGGTTCGATTCCTACTTGGCGTACCAAATAATATGAAACAAAAATTTATTGATTATTTTATGGACATTGCTAATCGTACCGCAGGACTAAGTTCTGCCGTTCGATTAAAGGTTGGTTCTATCATTGTCAAAGATGATAGAATCATTTCCATTGGCTATAATGGGATGCCACCAAATTGGACAAATGAGTGTGAAACCAAATTCTATTGTGATGATGGTGATTGGTCTGAGCAATTATTTCCAAAAGAAGCAAATCAATGGATGAAGTATAAACTGGTAACGAAACCAGAAGTCATCCATGCAGAAGCTAACGCAATCGCTAAACTAGCTAAGTCTAGTGAAGCTGGAGATGGTTCCACGATGTTCCTGACGCATTCCCCATGTATCGACTGTGCCAAGCAAATCTTTACAGCAGGAATTAAAAAAGTTTACTACAGGCAAGCATACCGAAATGATGAAGGTGTTGTTTTTTTACAACAGTGTGGCGTGGAGGTAGACAAATACTCTAAATAGATGTATAATAGTGCCTTTGAAGGAGCACCTATGTCTATTAAGATTGTTGGAAGTCCAGACGCCAGGTTTACACCTTATGTACACCGAGCAACCAAGTTTTTTGCAGATAGCTTATTAACTAAGCAGATGCAAGAGAATACTTTAATCGTAGTAAAATTTAATAAGAAGATTAAAGATCAAGGTTATGCCACGGTTGAAGGTTATAATTCTAGAAATATGCCTAGAGAATTTCTAATTGAAGTTCGCCCTGATATTGGTGTCGTTGAGATATTAAGAACAATAGCACATGAAATGGTTCATGTGAAACAATTTGCTTATGGTCATACAAATGATACACTAAGTAAATGGCACGATTTAAAAATTGATCCTGATGATTTAGATTATTGGGATCATCCATGGGAAATAGAAGCTAATGGCATGGAATCAGGCCTGATAACTAAATTTGCAACAGCAGAAAAGTTATGGGAAGTGTTTTCAGACTTTAGAGATCCGAATGGTCCATTACGTACAATGAAAATAAAGTGGAAAGTTAAAAGTTAATGTCTCATCCTGCACAGATTGATTTTGTTAAAAGAGTTAAAAAAAAATATCCTGAATTTTTTGAAAATAAAAAAGTTATTGAGATTGGAAGTTTAGACATTAACGGAACTATAAGAGATTTCTTCTCTGGTTGTGAATATGTTGGAGTTGATGTTGGTGAAGGTCCTCATGTTGACTTGGTTTGTCCAGGCCAAGAAGTTGACCATCCAGATAATACATATGACGTATCTTGCTCATGTAATTGTTTTGAACACAATCCAGAATGGGTTGAAACATTCAGAAACATGCATAGAATGACAAGAGAAGGTGGTTTAGTTTTTGTTTCTGTACCAACAACTGGATGTCCAGAACATGGTACACATGGCAATAAGCCAGAAGATAGTCCATTGACCATCAAACGTGGTTGGAACTATTATAAGAATTTGACAGAGCAGGATTATCGTGATAACTTCAACTTGGATGAAATGTTTTCATCTTACAAATTTGAAGAGGTTCA